TGAACAAGTAATTTCAATATGAGGAAGCTTCATGACGGTTTCACGGCTAATACCATTCGTGTTAGCCCATACCAGATTCTCAAACGTCTTTGTTTGTTCATCCAATCTTGTGCGTTTACCGTCTGCGTCAGGCTTGTCCTTTCCTTGATATATATCAAAGATGTTTGTCCAGCTATCACGCATACTCTTGGTTATGCTTTTTGCGATATCCAACCTGCTTTTCCAGAGACCGCCTTCTTTCTTGCTAATGGCAATCTTATTATTGGCTACCATTTTGTAGAGAGATTGATACTTTTCCTGCGGCTCATCCATTTTTTCTAATTCTTTGTCGAACTCGCTGGTCTCCATCTTCTAATCTCCTGTTGGAATTGAATTTGTTTCTGAATCAGCCTAACCTTGTCGTCATCAAAAGTCAACATATATTTCATAGCATCCATAGCGTGGTCGTTCTTATCAACAGGCTTATCCTGAGCTCCGTCAACAGTCACTTTCCATCTGTAATCCACTATCTCATCTATCAGCCAGGTAAGCTTATTACTGATAAACAACCGAGGAGAACCTACTCCTCCTGTATATGGATTCCTTCTGAACGGATCAATCCTCAAGTAGTCTCCGACCTTGCCAATACCTCCAAGGATACTGTTGTTCCCCCGGTCCATATCGATGCCATATTTAGCGAACGTATCAGCGACGGTGGTATCAACTGCGCTCCTTCTGAACAATGCAGGATCAGATATAACCCGTTCACTTTCATTAATACCATATTTGTGCCTCAACTCTTTAATCATTCCCGCTTGTGTACGGATATCCTTCTCTTTCTCGTAATATCCGTCAATGAGATGAACATTCTCCTCTTCATCAACGAATCCGACAAGATAGCAACTAGGACTAGCTATACCAAAGTCAAGGCTTTCCTTCCACGCCATCCTATATTTATCTCTGCATGCCTTCATCCTGTCTTCCATTGTAAATTCATCTACAACATGGACAGCATAATTAAACATAGGATACACAAGATTCTCAGCTACATCCCACTTCCCAAGCATATACTTATCACGCATAGTGCCAGTGTAAATGTTCTCCAACCTCTCCAAGAATCCTTCTGGAAGATGCCTTGCGTTGTCATACGTCGTACCTTCAAATAGAGCAATGATAGGTTCTACCTTCCCAGTCTGAGCATACAATCTCTCGTCTTTCAACAGTTCCGGCAACACTACCCCAGTATCTTCCCATACTTTCAGAGGTCTAACCAGTTTAGTATTTACCCAGTTCTGTGTTGGGTTAGTTGTTGCCATGAAGTAGTTGCAATACTTAGGCATACTCGTGTCATCACCTACATATTTAGCTGTACCACGCATACGTCCCTGCAAATCCTGAAACAGCTTATATGTAAATTCCGGGTCTTCCAACTGGTCAATGAACACAAAGTCAAACGTACCACCCAGCATATTCATTGTTTCACTATCACCTCTTCTGGTTAAGGCGATATAGTTAAATAGAACTTCGCTTCCATTGGTAAATTCCAAAGTCCTATTCCTTGCGCTTGGCATCCTCCTAATGAGATGTTTAGGACACCACTTCATGAACTCTTTCTGTGTTGTAGTTTCAAGATTAGGCAGTGTATTCCTAAGGACAGCACCTCTGGCACCAGGATACTTCTGCATAATATCTATACACTTAACACACAGCAGCGCAGTCTTACCCCAACCATACCCACCTGCAAGTATCTGCACAGGCTTAGTACAGAAGAAAGCTTCTGCTTGAGGAGTGCCTTCATCTAACTCAAATGTTGGCATTAACTAACTCCAGAAACTTGGTCTTACCCATGTCATGCACACCAATCATACCATCCTTTGTACACAGTATCGGCAGACTCTTTATCCCGCTACGCATAACAGTTTCTACTTCTTCGATGTCCATATCATCTATATTCTCACAACGGACATCCAACCCTTCATCCTTAAGAATCTTTTCCATTCTCTTGCATACAGGACATCCTTCACCAACAATCATAAACATTCCATTAACTCCTTTATTTCTTTATAGTATGACTTGAGTGCGCTTACCACTAATCCTCGTTCCTCTTTACTCATACCTCTTAACATTTTAAGATTAATCTCACAGGTAGGAGGATATACACTGCCATCTGGAGTTCTCCTCCTATCTACAACTAAAAACGTATCTTCACAAGCTTTCATAATTCTATCCGAAATCGCTCACGGGCTCCGCCCGCTCGCTACTCTACCATCACGTCTCTTAATTAAACAATAGTCGCGACTATTGTTTAATTAGAGTTCAGTAATGTTATTAGCATCTAACTCAGGGTTATGTTGCTTACGATACATCTTATTCTCAAGTCTCTCACTGATACCAACGAGTTCATTCATTACATTAGCCAAGTTAATGATAACATCTATACAGTCGTTGAGTCTCATACCAATTAACTGTTGATTGTTGGCAATCTCATATATAGCTCTCTTAATTCTAGGATCTACATCACACTTCTCAATCTCTGCTGCAACTGCAGTACCACCTTTCAACAGGTTGAGTCCATTTAAGTTAGCCATCACTATCTCCTTTTAATAAGTGTTATTCTAAGTTCATCTGCTTCTGACACAGCAGTATTAGCAATCAATGCTCTATCAAGTATATCTTTGTTGGCTTCAAATCTAACAGAATCCTTCTTTCCATCAGACTCTTTACTAAGCTCAACCATTCTCTCGAAAGCACTACTAGCTTCACTTACAATCCTACCTGTAAGTGTAGCCTGGTCAAGCTTTCTTATGTTATTAATCAATACTTGTTTGATGTATGAATAGTCATCACTATTACATATAGCATCTATCTCTTCTGAAGTAAGTCCTGTCTCATCACTCACCTGAGCTATGCTACAACCAAACAGCTCCATAGTAGCTATCATAGCATAGTTCTTACATCTTTCTCCGGTAACAGGAAATCTTACTGATGTTCTCTCAATAGCTTGAGTAGGTACAATCTGTCTCATATCATTTTCCTTTCTTTGATTGATATATCATTTTCTTCTTGACAAGTCAACATATAATGTTCTAATGTCTCTTTTAGAGACACCCCATCCCCCACTCTCCCTCAGTGGTGCGGGTCTGGAAAGTGAGGATTTGGGCTGTCTCTTTACTCATTTTCTTTAGTCATAGATGTTTCCTTGAAGCAGAGGATTTCGGTCCTCTGCTTTTTTTTGCATTATGTCTACTGACTATAATGCTGATTCAAGGAATCAATCTATGTAGTAGTACATAGGATAGGAAAAGGTAATAGGTGGGGTGGGATATAGTGTGGTGTGGTATATGGGGTAATATATGGTGTAAGGTTAACCCCCTAAGTTTTCAATAATAGTTCACCCCCACTTTTGAAAACATAGGGGGAGTAGTACCCACCCCTGTTTTAGATATGTAGTTTACACGTGCGATGTGTGTGTGATTGGTTGTGAGATACCACAAGTCCACAACAACCTACTACAACCTACTTGCAAATCTACTGCCATAAGCAAACTAATACAAAAACACACACATTTCACAGAGAAACACTGGGTTTCTACCAAATAACATAAACCTTCATTTTCCTTTTCAAACCTATGTGTATCTAAGTTTGTGCCAGAAAAAGTTACCCACAAGCCTCCACAGGGAAACGATAAATTTCCTTTTAGGTGATAGTATTAGTTTTTTAGAAGTCACCTAAAAGGAAATTTATCTCTCGGGCCGTCCTTTAGCTGTGTGAAGTGGCTACGGACGGCCCTCGTTCCCTGTGGATTTTGTGGATAACTTTTTAAGCAACGTCTTGTTTGACATCAACACCCCCGCTTACGCGTCTTCTCTAAGAGAAGCAGTCGTTACTTTCTTTTTAGAAAAGAAAGTAACATAAAGAAAAGCGTTCCTTTCTTCCAGAAGAAAGTAACATCAAAGAAGCGCAGCTTTCTCTCTAGAAAGTTGGCAAAGAGGACTTACTTTCTTTTGTCGATGAGATATGATTAGGAGACGACATCGACAAAAGAAAGTAAGCAAAGAAAATAACCTAGCTCTGCTAGAAAAGGATTGTTGTGCTCAGCTCCTGTGCCATTCTTATTCACTCTCTCAAATATCCACCCTAACCGTTTATACCGCATCACAAAAGCCTGACTGCTCGTAAGAAAAAAGCCATTGGCCGTAGTGCTATGATTTTAGAAGCGGCCAATGGCTTTTTTCTAACGGACGACAACAAGAAAAATATGCTGATTTATAAAAAGGGAACCAATGGTTCCCTGTGACCCTCCTTTTTTAATGACCTTTTCTTGTTGTTCAGTTTTCGTGATGTGGTCTTAAACTGGGTGAGATATTAGACAGAGTGAATAAGAAAGTCTTCGTTGGTGCTGAACTCAACGCCCTTTGTCTAGCAAAGCTAGAAGCCGTTTTCGAGTCAGTGCCAACAACGGCAAAAGAAAACCGCCGTCAAAAAGTGTTTTCTAAAATTCATCTAACAGGAGTAATAAAGATGACAAATTTTAATCGTGAAAAAGTACGCAAATCCTTAGAACAGAACGCAGAAAAGCAAGCTTATTTTGCTTTTCTTGACGAAGTAGAGCTTATTTTACCCGTCAAAACGTATCAATCTAAACTTAAAGCAAACGAAACGCCCGTTTTAACGGTAGCAGGGCTTGTATCTCTGAATTACAAGCTTGGCATCCTTTCAGAAAAGCAAGTAAAAGATTTTTGCAGAATCTCTGGAAACTACCCAGAGCAAGCAACAAGTTTATGGGCAAGTCTTCCGAAAGTCTTAGACCCAGAAAAGTGTTCTTGGTACAAGAGCAACAACCGAAAATTTACAGTAGAACGTGATGCAGTCGCCTTTTTATCGGAGTTCTTGACAGACGAAGAACTGGACGACATAGCGACAGCAACGGACGCCGTTAATAAAGAATTGTCTGAAAAAGCTCAAAAAGAGCAATCAGAAATCGACGAAGCAAAAGCCCTATTCAATTAACGAAACACACACAGGAAAGCGAGCAATCCCGCCCGCTTTCCTCTTTTAAGGAAAGGAAAAACAATGAATTTAAATGACGTTTCTTTGTTCGGTGAAGAAACCGAACAGCAAGTCTTCAACCTCATAAAAGAGATTGAATATTTAAAGGACGGATTCGGGAACGTTCCCGAAAGCCTGAAAGCAGAGGAAGACCGATTGACCTCTGAAATTTTCCGTATTCGGGAATCGGTCTTGATATCTGCAACAAATAAAATAAATCGTTTTCTTGAAGAAAACGAGAAGGATTTTTCCTGTCAGATTTGGCAGGAACTGAAAAGCCTTTATCTTTATGGTGCAGGATATCACAAACAGAACACCGCCGAAAAAGACGCTTTAAACAGAGCTTACAAGCTTTTCAGATATCAACTGGCAAAAAAAGGACAGTTAGTCGAAAACCTCGACCTATGCAGAAACGCATATTTTTGAAAAAGTGGACGGGAAACCGTCCATTTTTTTTGTCTAAATTTTGTCCAAAAAAATTTTCGAGGAAACCTACGGTTTCCTTAAACCTTCCCTTAAAAGGAATCCCTTCGGGATGAGTTTATAAAACGTCTGCCTAAAACACTTCGCTCATCAGGCAGACAGAAAAATGAGTCCTTCGGACACGCCTTTTAAAAACGCTCACTTCGTTCGCAACTTCTTTCTTTTAAGAAAAGAAAGAAGCAAAGAAAAGGGGGACACCTAAAGGTTTCCCCTTAAACCCCTTCCGAAAGGAATCTCGCTACGCTCGATGAGTTGTAAAGTTCCACCACCCACCCCCACGTCTGCGCTCCTACGTCGCTTGCCGTGTAACCACCCTCCCTCCCCGGCCCCGGGAACACAGCACTGACTATAGTGGAACACAACACACAAATGACTATAATTCTTTCTTTCGTTTTATGAGTTTCTTAAAAAGGAGATATGAAAATGATTACATTCTTATCAACAACATTAGCTTGTATGACTTGCTTTGTATGTGGTTCTATCTTAGGTTATGGAGCTGCTGAGAGAGAACAGATTGATAAAAAGACAAGAGAGATGATCTCATTCACCAATGAATGGGTGAAGAATCATCCTGAATTTAGGGGTGGTCAAAAATAGACCACACATAAATGACTATAAAGGCCAATCAATTCTTCCTTTCCTTATTGGTTGGTCTTTATAGTACCTGTTTTTGAAAAGGAGAATACAATGACAAAAGCATCTGAATGGATTTGGGAAATTGAGAACGCTCAAGAAGAAGACAGATCAACCGCAATCAAAGAAGCATACAAGCACGCTGAAAGAATTGATTACGATATTGATTGCGATTGCTGTCCTTGGTTGTATTTCAGTGACGGTTCTGTAATGAGAATTGACGAAGAGGAAGGATACTTCGATGAAGTTGGTCAAAGTCAAGAAAAATGAAACACATTACTTTAATAATGGTACTGTAACCATAGTACCCAGAAATGGTTTAAAGAAATTAGTGTTGAATGTTACACCGGAACAATTTATAAAGGGAGAATACAAATGGTCGTGAGCATTTTAATTATCATTGCTGGATGTATTCCTGCCTTCCATACAGCAGTTACTACAGATAGCTACCTTACATTCTACGATTATATGTCTGCAATGGCAGGCATGGCAATAGGATTAGCCTATCTGGAATTATGGGAAAAGAAACAAAGAAACCGTTAACGAAAGGAAGAACAATGGTATATGTATCAAAATACAGAG